AGCTAACCCTGAACTTATTGTTGCATCAAACTTTGTTCTGTTGTTTATATTGAACTTAGCCCAATCCTCTAGTGTTCTTTGAAAATACATATTTCCATATTCATTTTCTTTTAAACCTACATAATCTTCTATGTAAGATTCAATAGCGGCAGCATGCGCTTGCTTAATATCTTCTGATGAGTTAGGTATTCCACCTATTTCTCTTTCTGTAACTGAAAGCTTGTTATAAAGTTTATCAGGTCTATTTATAGAAAACCTTCTGTAACCTCTACGCTTTAAGTAGTACAGTAATCTTGGTTTGTTATTCTCTGCTAGTATAGGCATACCATAAAAATGTAATGCCATAAGCACATCTTCAAAGAATATTTCTGCCGTTGGTGGTCTTGATATATATTCTAAGAAAAACATATTAAACGGAGCGTCTTCCATGCTGAACTTAGTTAGACCGTGTAAAGACCCTTTAGATCCTTGCTTGTCTACAGTTCCCGATATATCATAAGAGTCACAACCAAAAGCACCGATATGTTCATTACCAGGACATTTAACTCCATTTTTTATTATTACACGATTCTGCAGATTTGCAGGTGGAATCCAAGAAACAAGAAATCTACCATTTTTTTCAGGATAAAAATTAACTGTAGTATCTTTAATCCCACCAGCCCATTGAAAGTTACCTTGTGTAACTAAAACTTTATTTTTAATATCTTCATTGTAATCTATCTGTTCATATAATTTAGTTAGATTAAATAAAGATAATTTTGCTTCATCTCTAAACGCGTGTTTTTCTGTTCTTGGAAACTGACGGTAATATTCGTTTAAACTGTCCTGATCATCTTTAAGACCATCAACTTCATTTTCCCAATGTTCTATAACACCCGTTGTTATTAAGTCACCCTGTGGGTCTTTAACTGCGTCTTTTGGCGTTTCGAATACAGGTAATCCATAAGTGTCAATGAATCCTTCGTAGTTCCATTCCATAGGTATGAACAAAGAATATAATCCTGAGCTAGTCTGTCCATTGCGGTTTCTCTTTGTAACATCTGAAGCATAGTATAATTTTTTAAAGTTTTCACCACCTTTATCTAAAGCGTTACTTGTAGATCCCATCATACATTTACCTACAATTTTACTACCTAATCTTAATGTCGTCTTCGTGACGCGCCAGTTGTTGAGGATGTTGTCTGGCCTCTCCCATTTACCCGATTCGTCGTGTACGAGGAGTTTGAGCTTTTCACCGTCGTACGAGTTGTCCCCCGTGTTTTTCCAGTCGATTGTTGTATCGAGCCCTTCGAGCTCCTCCGGCTTTTCACCTTGATCAAGTTTTCTTCTGGTAAGCTTCGACGCTGGTACTCTGTAGGCGAGCTCTGTTTTTGGGCGGTCCATACCGTCTTGTATTGGCTTAAAGAAAAATGGGTAGTTAAGGGATATTGGTACAACTTTATCGGTAAACATTTTTTTAGCGTCAGCCCCAGACTTGGACAATATGCCGAACCGTGAATCAGATGATATTGTGGCCATGTTAACAGTTTCCCCCGATGCCATGAATGAAAAACCAGAGCGTCTGTTCTTGAGGTACGCCATTCCATAACAACGTTGGTCGGCTTTACACGCTTCCCAGAATATAAAGAAAAGCCTATTTGACTCTCTGAAATCGGCTGCGCCAACATCAATTTTACTCCACTGCAAGTACATGTAATGAGTGCCAGTGATATAAGTAGGAACACCTTTGTTATAGAACCAAAAACCTTCGTCACGTCTTTTAAACTCTGTATCAATGTAGTCATACCATTGCTCTTTAAAGTTAGATGGGTAACGATCCCAATCAAATACGCTTTTTATTTTAGATAAAGCTTTAGGGTATTCTTCTTTAACCCACATTTGCTTTTCTATCTTTTCAGAAGAACTGTAAACGTTATCCGGTAACAATGGTAGCGCTATTTTTAAATTTTGTATTTCAATAATATTACCTATAGTACCATCTTTACTTATAATTATAATATCGTTTTCAACATCATAACCATACTCCCATTTTTTATACCTATTATTTTTTTTAATAATACTAGGTTTTATATGGTCTTTTATTATTTTAACTAAAGACTGATCGTACATTATCTTGATCTACCCTCAGCAAAACCTTTAAAACTTTTTTCTTTAGTTTCTCCAGGTTTATCTTCAAGCATATTTTTTTCTTCGTCTATTCTAGATAGTATTTCAAAAGCATCGAATATAGCTAGCTTTTTAGTTGCAGCTGCATTCTTAAGTCTATCTGCAGAAACATCATCTTCAGTATTAGTGATAATCTTTTCCTCAGCTACCTTAATAAGCTCGTTAACTGCTTTTTGCCCAGCTCGGATTATATTCCTTCTCGTTTCCTTTGAACTCATACTTAACTAAAATATCATTTGATTGCATACAATATAGTCTTTGTTTATCTACAATAAACTCAAACTCTCTATTTGATTTAAAACCAACTAAATCACCTTCGTATATACCAAGTGACTCTAACGTTTTATTTCCTATTTTTACTATACCTTTATTTTTTTGCTCTGGTTCTTTAGACCATGTATCATTATTTTTTATAGGTATAATAAAACAATGGTCACGAACTGGCAACCATTTAACCATACGCTTGTAAAGATATATTTGATCGTACTGACATAAGTATCTATTGTCATTAAATGTTTTGCTACTATCAACTTCTTTACCTTGATGGTTATAATATCTTCTAAATACATTGTGGTGTATAATAACTTTATCACCTTCTTGTATTGGCGTCTCAAAAGCTGTTGGCGCTGTAAGAACAATAGCTGTTCTGTTTATTAACTTAAAGTTTTCTATACTAGAATTAACTATAAGTTTATCGCCGTTTATGTCAACCTCATTGTTGTACCTTTTACCGTCTGGTACAACTATAAAATCAAAAACGCTTTTCATTAATATTCTAAATCATATTCAACGGATATAGCCATGTTAGAATTAAATTTCTTCCATGGCAATATCTCATTGTTTTTCTTTATGAATATGTTATAAGAAGCGTCTTCGTTTTCAAACAGAATATGCGATATTTCATGACCACCGTAAACCTGCTGGCCTAACGCGTAGTGCATAGCATCGTTTTTGTAATCAGAACCAATACTGATTTTTCTTATAACAGTACTCATTAGTCCTCTCCTTTTACAACTGAAAGTTCTTGAGCGTCTTCAGATTCAACCTCTTTATAACTACCGTCTTCAAGGTTAATACTAATAGATCCGTATTTATCTTCTAGTTGCTTTTTGGTTTCTTCAATACCTTCATTAACACCAGCGATCTTATGCAGCAAAGCGTGCTTGTTAGTCTCTAGTTGACCGATTTGATTGATGATACCACCTAGTTCTGTTTGTTGTTCTTTAATAGTTTTAAGCTCTTCAGCTGTAATTGAATGTGACATTTAATTTAATTTTATTGTTGTTTTATTTTTTTTGTTTTTTCCCAAGTACGACCTACAAAATAAGCGCCGTATACTGTAATTAACAATGACTGAAATATTGGGATATATTCTTCAGCCACTTTAAACCCACCAATGTTACCATCGAAAAATGCTAATGCCGTAAATATAACAGTAAGATATATTAACACTAGCGGGCGGATATTTTTAGATAAAAATGAATCTGATTGCATATCCATTTTCCATCTTTCAGTAACTTGCACTTGTGCATCTTGATCTGCTTTTTCCAATAACTCTTGGATCTTTTGCTTAGCAGCTAATCTCTCTTCATCTGTAGTTGTAAGCTTATCGATTACATTACCTACGTCTTTAATTATACCGCCAGATAAAAGACTTAAAAGTTTTTTCATTATTTATTCAGCTCTTTTTTTATTTGTTGTTTTGGCTTATCTTTACCTGAGTCAAAGCTGATATTAAGATTTTTTAACTTTTTCATCATCTTAAGATCTTTATCTTCTTCAGAAGAGACCGAATCTTTTTTAGTTTCTTTTTTTTCCTCTTGATGTAAAGCTGAACCTCCACTCATACCAGTAAATTCCGCTGGTGATTCGTGACCCATTTTATATGGAGACATTTCCATAGCTGAAGCTTTGTCTTGTACTGGCGTGTCATCTAAATCGTTTTTTGCTTCTTGTTTGTCTGTCTCCTTGTGGAGCATTGACATGTGCATTGCAGAACCTTCCATCATAATCCCGGTAGTTTTACCTTTATGATTTTTCATTTGGATGCAATGTTTTTGCATTGGTGAATACGGCATTGTTTTATGTTTTTAGTTTATTATTTAAATCAAACTTATATCTAGTAAGGTGTACTGTTCTTTTTAAATCACCAGTAAACTTACATATTAAGTTATTTTTATCTTTTAGTTTGTATTTTACTTTTACTGAATAACCATTACGCTTGTTAAATAAATGAGTTACAAACGTATTTTTATTTCTTTTGATTATTTTTTCTTCTATAACATCTTCATTCCAAGGGTTGTAATTAACAACCTGTGATACGCCATAGTCTCCTACGTAAATCATTGTAATGTATTTAGATGTTTTGCTTTCCCACCAACCAGAAAAATCATCTTGGCTAAAAGCTGTTAATGTAATTAAATTAAATAATAATGCTAAAAATAGTTTTTTCATAATATTAGATTAAATTGTTATACTAATATTATCACCTATTTTGTTTGTTTTTTAGGCAGAAGGTAAAAACCAGTTTCTTGAATTTTCTAAAGCTTGTTCTTGCTTTAATCTTACTTCAGCTTTACCTCGCTCTATAACGTCTTCGTATACGTTTATCTGTTCATTAGTCATTGCTTGAGGAAAAGTATTTCCTCTAAAAACTCCAGAATTAGTAAAGTCTTCCCTTACGGTTTGAACTGTTTCTTCGAATTGATCTGGAGTTATTTCTTCTCTAACCAAAGAACCATAAGTTTCGTCTAAAGTGTTAGATAGTTTACTAGATTCTTTAGCTTGTCTCTCTTGCTCTTCGTACCCGCTTTCGCTAGGTAATAGAACATTTTTAAGATCAAGTCTATATTTCTCTTTTTGTTCTGGAGTATATCCATATCTATCATCTTCGAAAGTACCGCCAGACTCTATCTTGTATTCTTGGCGAGTTAATTTACCTGTGTCAGGATCAACAACGCCTCTATAACCTGTTTCATAAGTTGGCACAAATTGACCCGGAAAAAGAGTTTGCTCTGCAACATCAAAACCTCTATTTCTAAGTTGCTCAAACTTATCATATTCTTCTTGGCTTACATAATCATCAGCGCCAGGCAACCTAACTCTACTTTTTAAGTAAGGAAATTTATTGCTAGTATCATATAAACGAGTATCTAATCGCTGAAATGTTAAACCAAACGGATCTGGATTTTCTGCTTTTTGGCCTATTACAGAACTTCTAAATTGTTGATTACTTCCAAATGGATCTTTATCTATAAGGTCATAATTTATTTCATTAAATCTTTTACCAGATTTTTCATCAACTACTTGTTTAATAGGTGACGAACTAGCTTTAGTGCTGTGATTTTTTATTTTAATACCTGGTAACTTAAATCCCATGTTTTTTATTTTATACGTTTTTCTATAACGTGTTTAGCGCCAGGAAAAGTATAATCATAACCTGGGTACATAATTTTTGTGTAACCTCTATCATCAGTACCTAAGACCTTAAAGTCAACTCCTTTCATTGTTATCTTGCCACCTAATATCTTATTAGTTGGCTTGTTAACATCAGGGCTGTTTCTTAAATATCCTTTCTTAGATGTCTTCATTATGCGTTTCTATATGCTTCAGCTTCCCACGGTAAATCTTTTGCCCCTTCTTTTATACTTGATCTTGGTATTACTTTATCTTTCCAATAAACATTTTTATCGTCATAATCAAGATCACCTCTACGCATTTGTGCGATATGTACTTTCTCGTGAGCAATAACTTCGTCAATTTTATCTGGTCCTACTTTATCGTTTATAATAATAGTGCCATTATTGTTAGCTTTACCTAACACGCCATCTTCCATATCAACTTGATATATTGGAGTGTTGTCTATTGGAAACGGGGGTGCTAGTTTAAATGCCATTAGTTTCTATATGGGAATTTTTCGTTAAACCATTCTTGCCTATTATTACAACCACAGTTTATGTTTAGACCTTCAGCCATTTTATCAACTACTGTTTTAATGCCAGTAGCTTTAGTAAACTTAGCTATGTCGTCGCCTAAACCTTTTGATTTCATTATTTAAAAGGATTGTATGATTTATCAAACAAACGTTTTGCGTCACCAAGTGGTGCGTTTCGTATATTTTGACTAATATAACTAGCAGCTGTATTAGCATCACCTCTGGCTAAGTTTTTTAATTGTTGCGTAGTTAGTTTATCCTTTCTCATTGTACCTAACAAAGCGTTTCTAACAGTCTGGTCTGAGTTAGCGTACCCAGTATATGTTCCTTCACCAGCATCTATATTTTCTAATGTTTTTACAGCTTTATTAGCTATATTTTGATTTTTAAAAAATTTTTTAGACGGTGCTTCTTCGTCGTAACTACTACCTACGTTACTAACAAAACCTTCAGGAGCACCTGGGTCTACAAATGGTTGTACAACTCCACCTTCTCTTTCGTCTATTTGATTAAATGGCGAGTGGTGTTTTTTATCGTACTTCATATCACCCGCTAGCTTAGATATGTGCTTTTCATCTGCAGTCATATTTTCATCACTGTGACCATGTTTATTATCGTAGTTTACATCTTCTTTTAGATAATGAATATGTGCAGCATCGTCTGCTACTGAAGCTCTATAGTTTTTCTTCGTCACTGGAGTGTGAGAGTGTCTTGCGTTGCCAGTATATTGGCCAAAGTGTCCTTTTTCCATAATTACCATTTTACTTTGTCAGCCCAGTAAGCGGCAGACATTTTACCTTTTTTTATGTTTTTTGCATGACGCGCTTTAAAGCTAGCTCGTCTTGCTTTTGATTTTTTATCTTGCTTCTTACCGGCAGTACTTACACCTTGCTGGCCAAACCTAATTATTTTTTCTTTACCATTTTCACAAGCTTTAACAATGTGTGATTTACTCTTGTGGCTTGGTGTTTTTCTAGGTTTATTACACTTTAAGGTTTTTTTATTTACTTCAGGCACCTTGGGCTTTTTTAGTTATTGGTCCTGGTGTATAGCTGCACTTAGCCATTTTTAGTTTCATTCCAGTAATACCAGAACTACTACCTGGCGCCATTGGAAAACCACTAGTGTCTAATGGTCCGTCCCAAACATGCGATTCTCCTACTTGCCCTTCAAGAACAGGTTTTCTAATTAATTTTTCTATTTTATGATCCATAGTTATTTATTTTACATCAAATGTTTCACCGCCAACTTCAAAAGTTTTAGCGCCTTTTTCTTTAGCATCGTTTAACGACGCGTAAAAAGCGTTTGATTGGAACGGTGCCCCAACTGACGCTTGTCTCATTGATGGGTTACCAAAAGCAGCTTCTGCCATACCCATTGTTTGTTGATTAAATACAGGTTGAGCTGTACCCATCATGTTTGCTTGTACTGGCACATCATAGCTAAAAGCTTGAGGTTGCCCCATTTGTTGGCCAGGAACAAAACCTAGCGGTGATTCTTTTTTCATAAGCATTGCTCCTTTTAGTTCTATATCTGGTTTAACTACACCCACAGGTGTAAGTTCACTAACGTTTGTAAATTGAGTAGTTGGTTTTCTAAATACATTACCAACTGAAGACAGCATTCTACCAGCAAAGTTTTTATCTTCAAAATCTTTTGTTAAACCTTTTTGTCTTGCGGTAACTCGGTCAAGTTTTTCATCTTGTCTTGCTTCTATTCTTTTTTTTCCTTGAGTCTGCCTAACTACATTTCTATCTTGCTTAGCTTGTAATCTAGCTGCTTTTTTAAGATTACCTTTATCTTTAGCTTTAGCTATTCTTTTTTCTAACTTAGGATTACTTCCACTTTCTAGACTTTTTACAGTATTGTCTTGGCCTTTTTGTTTTCCAGTAGCATTAATAGTTAAATCTGAACCCGAAACATCTAAACCATTACCATCTGAATTTTTATTAGAATCAGAAGCTGCGTTTATTGAATCAGCAAAGGTGTTACCTATACTGGAAACAACATCTGACCCCAATGAAGACCCACCAAAATAAGTTTGTGGATTAGCATACGATCCCAAAGAAACATAAGGTCTCATAGGTAGATCTGTAAAAAAACTATTGCTTGCTGTTTGTTTTAGCGGTGTTACTTTTGGTAATTTAAAACCTTTTTTAGCCATGTTATCTGTTTTTATCTTTATTGACTTTATTAATAGCAAATGACAAAACCTTATCACTATAGGTTTTACCTTTCATTACGCTATTACGTCTAGTACTGGTAGGTATATCTTCTTCACCTAGCATAATTCTATACATGCGTGATATCAACTGTTTACC